GTCCTTTATCATGCTGGTCGAGATGACCGACGCGCTTCTCCTCGACAGCATGACGCTCGAACTGGCGGTGTCGCGCGAAGGCATGTACGTCGATCTCAACAGCGTTACGCAAAGCGCGTTCCAGAACGACGAGACGCTCATTCGGGCGATCGAGGAGCATGACTTCCAGATGCGCCACGACGCGAGCATCGCGGTCATCCAAGGCGTCCGCTACGCGCCGGCGATCTCGTAATCCGACCGCGGCGGGCAAGCCGCCGCATCGGATCTGCATAAAAATCCTCGCAAAAAGGAAACTGCCATGAACCTCGTTGTCCAACGGAATATCGGCTCGATCATCGAGCTGGTGCGCGCCGGAGCGGCCTCGACCCTCACCGCCGGCGGCGCCGGCAACAACGTTGCTGTGGTCGGCGCGACCATCGACCGCCAGAACATCAGCGGCGCGGGCTTCGCCGGCCAGCCTTACGGCGGCTCAATGCCGTACTCGGCCTTGTTCGGCATGGCCTTCAGCGCTGTGCTCGCGGCGGGCAAGGCGCTGACCGGCGCGCTCACCGTCAACCACTCGCCGGACGGCGCGACCTGGACGCCGCTCGTCACCATTCCGGCGGCGCAAGCGGCGATCTCGGCCGCCGGCGGCACCGTCGTCGGTCAGCAGAACTTCCAGGTCTCGCTGACCTCGGCGCAGCGCTATCTGCAATTCGTCTGGACGCCGGCGCTGACCGCGACCTCGATCGACACCGCGTCGATCTTTCCGCTGCTGGCGTTCGGCGGCTTCGATCGCTTGCCGTCGCCGAATTGACGACGCCGGCGGCGGTTCCGCGCCGCGCCGGCGGCCCCCCTACCGGCGCGGCGTAAGGACAAGCAATGAAGACTGTCGAGATGACGGTCGATCTCAAGCCGTTTCACCGGGGCCAGCACGTCCCGCTCGAGGACGAGATCGCCGACCGGCTCGTCGCCAACGGCGACGCGATCAATCCGCGGCCCTTTCCGCCAAAGGAGCCGTCGATCGCGGATCGCGAGATCATGCGCGCGCCGCTGCCGTCAGAGGGCAAGCCGCCGCGCCGGCGCTACCTGACCAAGTGAGGCATCAATGGCTCTGAACCCTTACGCCGGTATGGGCGGCGATCTCCTATCGCCCGCCGGAGACGGCGCTCCGGTCACGCCGAGCGACACCGTCGATCTGCCGTCGCCGAGCCGCCGCCTTTGGATCGGCGGCGCGGGAAACGTCAAGATCAATACCCTCGCCGGCAATCCGTTGACCTATACCGGCGTTGCCGCTGGCACCTACCTCCAGATGCGCGCCTCGCGGGTGTTCGCGACCGGAACGACGGCGACGAACATCGTCGTGGAATTCTGAGCTTATGAACGGGCCGGTTACGATCTCCTCGATCCTCGAGGCCGCGACCAACTACGATCTCATCGATCTCGCAACCGTCAAGGACGACATCGGCGTCACCACGACGACCGATGACGCCTATCTGCAACGCCGGATCGACGAGCTTTCCGCCGCGGCGCGCAAGTACATGAACCGGACCATTCAGGTCGAGACGGTCCGCGACAGCTTCTGGCCGCAGCGCGATCCGTTTCCTTGGCAGCTACCCGGCGGCGTGATGCCGCTTCAACTCTCGCGCTGGCCGATCGTCGGGACGATCGCGCGCTCGGCGCTCAAGCCGCCGCCGTCGCCGGCGCTTAGTACGATCGCCGGAACCGGCGCCGAGCCGGCGGCGACTTTCTTCGTCGTCACGACCTACGTGACGATCGAGGGCGAGACGCTTCCTTCCCCTGAAGTGAGCTTCTCGGTCAATGCGGGCGCGCTGTTGGTCGTCGGACCTCCTCCCGCCGCCGCCGACAGCGCGCTTCGCCCCGCGATCGGGTGGAACGTCTACGCCGGCCTAGGACAGGGGCTAGAGACGCGGCAGAACGGTCAGGCGTCAATTCCTATGGGCCAAAGCTTCACCGTGCCGGCGACGCTCCTAGCCGGGATAGCGCCGCCGCCGGCGACGAGCGTTTCGGAAAACGGAACGGCGCTCGTCGAGGGGACCGACTATCTCGTCGATAACGCCCACGGACACCTGACGCGCCTCTTTACCGTCGACCTCTATCCGAACCGGTGGACGACCTTGCCGATCACGGTCGAGTACGCCGCCGGCTATCCGGTCGTTCCGCTCGACATCTCCGGCGCGATCTCCCGCGCCGTCAAGGCGGAATATATGGCGCGCTACCGCGATCCGACGATCAAATCGCAGAGCGCCGCCGGCATCTACGCCGCGACCTACGTCACCGCCAAGGATCCGACCTCCGGCGCGCTCTTTCCCGCCGACGTCTACGGCGTCCTCGACGGCTACCGCGTTCCGGTAATCGCGTGATCGACCTCAGCGCGCAGGCCTTCACCCGGCAGGGGATCATGCTGGTCGGGATTCCGGTAACGTTCGAACGGGTCTCCGGCTATGCGCCGAACGTCGTCATCATTAGCGCCACCGTTACCGCCAAGGTGATGAAGTACGCGCTCGACACGGTGACGGTCGCCGAGACCGGTTATTCAGCGTCCAAGCCCGGGGCGATCCGCCAGGGCGATCGCCAGATTCTCGTCATGGCCGACGATCTCGCCGCCGCCGGCTTTCCGCTGCCGGTGCTCAAGAGCGACCGCGTTATCGTTCCCGGCGACACCATCAACATCATCGCCGTCGACGCCAACAAGCGCGCAATGGCCGGCTGCATCGAGATCGAAGCCGCGGGAGTCCAGTGATGCCGACGATTACCGTCACGGTCGAGGATCGCGCAACCGACCGCCTGGGAAAGATTGGCCCGACCGCGCATGAGGCGCTCGACCGCGCAATCCGCAGCCTAACGCCGGAACTCTACGCCGACGTGCTCGGCCGCGCCGGCGACCATATCCATACCGTCGGAACCAAGCCCGGACTCTATCTCGCCTCGATTGCGATGGGCTACTATGACAAGGGCAAGCGCATGGGCGGCTTCGTCCGCTCCGGTTCGCCGCTCGCCCATCTGCTTGAGGCCGGGGCCAATCCGCCGGCGCACGCGATCGCCGCCAGCGCCGCCAGCGTACTCGCCTTCCAGGGCGATGCCGGGACGGTCTTTCGCAAGGCGGTGCAGCATCCAGGCGCTCGCATCCCGCCCTATCCGGCGTTCGGACCGGCGATGGACGCGCACCAGAGCGAGATCGTGGACCGGCTTCGAGAGGCCGTCCGCGAAGCCGCGAGGCAGGCATGACCGTTGCGATCGTCGCGCGCGAGGCGGTCTACCAGGCGCTGCTCAATCTCCTGACTACGACCGGCGACTTCAAGCTAGTGTCGCGCCGCAACCGCGCGCCGGAAAGCATCGGGCCGTCGCTGTCGCCGGCGCTGTTCCTGTTCGAGGCGGGCGAAACCTATCACGTGCTGTCGCCGGGAATGCCGGTCAAGCGCTGCCTACAGGTCCTCGCCTGCTTCTACAATGACGTGGGCAGTGACTTGAACGCCTGCCCGATGACAGTGATCAACAACGCGCTCGACGCGCTCGACATCATCCTCAAGGGCGATCCGGCAACCGGGCGCACGACCCTCAACGGCCTCGTTTACTCGCTCAAGCAGAATGGCCGCACCGAAGGCAGTCCCGGCGACCGGGAAGGCAAGGCGGTCGCAATCGTCCCTCTGGAGATCATCCTCCCGTAAGGAAAGGCTAACCCATGTATATCTTCGGCTCCGGCGTCATTACCGCAACCGTCAACAACGCTCCCGGCGGCATCGCTACTCCGCTCAACATCGGGCTAGCGCAAGAGATCAGCTTCGACGAAAGCTACACGACCAAAACTTTGTATGGTCAATATCGCCGTCCGGTCGCGATCGGCGCCGGCGAGATCAAGGCGACCGGCAAGATCAAGGCGGCGCGGTTCAGCGCGTCCGTCATGGGCGCGCTGCTCTACGGCAAGCCGGTCAATCCAGGCCAAATTACCACCGCCTTCGCCGAGCCGGGCGCGGTTCCGGCGTCGACCCCGTTCACCGTTACCGTCGCCAACTCGACGACTTGGACCGCGGATCAAGGCGTGCAAGACGCGGTCACCGGCTTTCCGCTGACCCATGTCACCAGCGCCCCGACGACCGGACAATACAGCGTCGCCGCCGGCGTCTACACCTTCGCTTCCGCCGATACCGGCAGGGCGGTCTTGATTTCCTACAATTATTCGAGCGCGACCGGCGGCTTCTCGCTCGCGATCGGCAACCCGCTGCTCGGCCCGACGCAGACCTTCGGCCTCAACGTCATGTGCACCGATCCGGTAACGAACAAGGTCGGGACCTATCAGATCTACAACGCGGTAATCGCCAAGTTCGCGATGGCGACCAAGCTATCGGACTTCGCCATGCCGGAATATGACTACGAGGCGTTCGCCAACGCCAGCAATCAGTTCGGCCAGTGGAACTTCCCCGATCCCGCCTAACGCGCCGTCAACGGCGCGCGCGCCGCTCAACCAACGGGAGGAAACGTTTGGCGGTCATCATTCTTGGCGGCAACGAGTACGAGATCGGCCGTTTCAATATCGGCGAACTCAAGCGGATGACGGAAGTCGTCGACGGCGGCAGCGCCAACGGCGCTCATGTCAACGTGATCGAACGGTCGCGCCAACTGGTCGAGATCGCGCTCGCCCGCAAGTATCCCGACCTGAAGATCGACGACGACCTCGAGACCGACATGACGGAACTCAACGCTGCAGCGTCGGTGGTCATCGATACGGCAGGCTTCGTCATGGTGGGAAAACCGAAGGCGGGGCCGGCGACCGCCTAGACTTCGACCGCATCTATGGCGACCTCGCCGTCCACGCCGGGTACACCTTTCCCGATATCGATGCGATGTACCTTGAGGACTACGAAGTGCTCTGCCGTTATTGGATCGAGCATCCGCCGGTCCAACTAATGGTGCAGGCCTATCTCGGCATCGAGCCGAAAGCCAAGCAGCGCGGACTCCCCATGCTTCCGTGAAAGGACCCACCCATGGCGTCCGATATCTACATCGCAATGGGCGCCGACACCGGCGAGATGGAGGCGGGGTTAGCGCGCGCCCAGGCGGCGGTGCGGCAGACCGCCGCCGAGATGCGGTCGCTGGCATCGGAGATGGTCAAGACCGGCGCCGCGACTGACAGCGAGCTTGGCGCGCGTCTCGCCGAACTTGGCTCGAAACTGGCCGACGCCAAGGAGCACGTCACCGGCTTCAAGGAGGAACTGAAGGGCACGGAAGGCGAGGGCTTTATCGGCGGCATGGTCGAGAAGGTCAAAGACTTCCTCGCCCCGCTCAACTCGCTCAAGCTCGGCCTAGGCGAAATGACGGAAGCGGTCGCCGCCGCGTTCGCGGTCGAGAAGGTGGTCGAGTTCATCAAGAGCATGGGCGAACTCGGCGAGCAGACCGAGCGCACTGCGGCGATCCTCGGCATTACGACCGAGCAGGTAGGCGAGCTGAACTACGCCTTCACCATTAGCGGAACCTCGACAGAGAACATGAACCGGACCTTGGCGCGGTTCGAGCTAGGCCTGGCCAAGGCGCAGAGCGGGGTCGGGCCGGTCGCCGAAGGCCTGCAGGCGCTCGGCCTCAGCGCCTCGGAGCTGATCGCGCTGCCGGTGCCGGAGCAGCTGGAGAAGATCGCCGACGCGGTCTCCAAGTTCGGCGACAGCGCCACCAAAACCGCGGCGGTGCAGGCGCTCGGACGCGGCTTCGTCGAACTCCTGCCGATGCTCGACAAGGGCTCGCAGGGTTTCAAGGACGCGGCGGCAGCGGCGCAGGCTGCGGGCGTCGTCCTCAATGACTTCTCGACCAAGGAGCTAGTCGACACCCAGCACGGCTTGGTCGACCTCGGCCAGTCGGTCGAAGGCCTGGGTATCCAGGCTTTTCTGCCGCTGACCGACGCGGTCAACGGCACCATCCAGGTGCTGCGCGATCTAATGCAGGCGTTTATCGATAGCGCCCGCAGCGGCGGCGACCTGGCTGGCATACTCTACGCAATCTCCGAAGCGCTCCGCGTCGTCGCCACCGCGATCGCCGCCGTCATCCAACTGTTCAAGATGATGGGGACCGAGGCGGCCGGCGCGCTCAACTCGATCAACGATTACTTTCAAGGCCTGGGCAAGACGGCGCGGGCGTTCTTTACCGACCTCTTGGTCAACCATGACCTGACCTTTTCCGGCATGAAGGCGGCGTCGGCAGAGGCCAATGCCAAGGTCGCCGCCGACTTCGCCGGCATGACCAAGGACGTGGCGGCCGATCTCAACCAGCTGGACGCCGAGTTCAAGAAGATCTGGAAGGGCTTCGGCGACGAGGCCGAAGACGCCGCCAAGCGGGCCAATGACGCGGTCGCCGGCGTCCACTCCGGCTTTGAAGAGGGCGGCGCGGGCGGCGCGGGCGGAAAGACAGTTCCTGAGATCGATACCTCGCCCTGGGCCGCGGCGACCCGCGAGGTCGAGGCGCTGACCGAACAACTCAAGGCCGTTGAGGACGCGCTGGCCGGACGCAAGACTTCGGTCGACACCAGCTTCTTCGAGAGCCGAGGTCACCAACGGGGCGCAGCGGAGGAAGCGCCGATCTTCGCCGATGCGCTCGAAAAGGCGATCAAGGACGCGGAGGCGGCGACCGGCAGCAAGGCGACGTTCACCAGCCTGGCGCGCACCCACGAAGAGCAGCAAAGGCTATGGGAGGAGCACCAACGGACCGGGAAGCCAGCCGTCGTCGCGCCGCCCGGCACATCGATGCACGAGTTCGGCGGCGCAGCCGACCTCCAGGCCGGTCCGGTCCTCGATTGGCTGCGAGCGCATATCAGCCAGTATCCGCTGCTGTCGGACCTCAGCAACCCGAATGACCCCGGTCATATTCAGTTTTCCGGCAGCAAAGAAACGCTCACCGCGTCGAAAGAAGCGGCGGCGCGGGCGCCCACCACCGGAGAACCGCCGACCGGCGAGGAACGCCAGAAGCTGCTCGACAAGCAGAAGGAGCTGAACCTCGAGCTAGACAAGGCGAAGCAGAAGCTTCTCGACATCAAGACCGAGGAGGCCGGCGGAACCGCGACCTCCAAGGCCAAGCTCGACATCGACATTGCAGACGCCAAAGCGAAAGGCGACGCGGTCGCCAACGCCAAGGAGCTACAGGCGGCGGCCGAAGCCGACCTCGACGCGGCGGTCAAGAACGGCGCGACGCAAGAGCGCATCCTCAAGCTCCGGACCGAAGTCGCTAAGGCGACCGAGGCGGTGACCGCTGCCGAGCAGAAGGCGGCGGAAGCGGCGGGCAAGCTCGAGGTCGAGAAGGCCAAGGCGGCGGGCGACATCGAGAAGGAGAAGGCGGCGGAGCTTGCGCTCGCCGATCTCAAGATCAAAGCCGCCGGCGCTGACAAGGCGGCGCGCGACGCGGCCGAAGCGGAGAAGATCGCGATCGAGAAACGTTACGCCGATCAGGCGACCTCGCTCGCGGTCGAGAAGGGCAACGAGGAGATCCAAGCGGCGCACACCAAGGCGGCGAACGCGATCAAGGATATCGATCTCGAATTTCGGGCCAAGCAGATCAGCGAGAGCCAGAAGGTCGCGCTGACCAAGGCGGCGCTCGCCGAGGAGATCGCGACCGAGCGGTCGGTCTACGCCCAGGAGCTTGCGCTCGACAATCTCCGGCCGGCGGAGCGGCAGAAGATCCTCGCCCAGCTTGCGGCGGCGGAGGAAAAATATGCCCAACAGGTCAAAGAGACGCAGCTAAAAGCCGCGGAGGACAGCGCCAAGGCGTGGCAGTCGATGGCGGACAAGGTCGCCGGCGTCCTCAACTCGCAAGTCAGCGGCATCCTGAGCGGCACGACGACGATCAAGCAGGCCTTCTCCAACATGGCGAAGTCCATCATCGAGGACGTCGCCAAATACGCGATTAAGTGGGCGGTCGAGCACGCCTTCGCGGCGACGCAAGTCATGGCGCAGAACCAGGCGGTTACCGCCTCGACGATCGCCGGTCAGACGGCCCAGGACGCCGCCAAGACGGCGAGCAGCGGAGTCGGCATCGCCATGCAAGCCGCCGACGCGGTCAAGTCGATCGCGATCGACGGAGCCAAGACCTTCGGCGGCGTGTTCGGCTTTCTCGCGCCTCTCCTCGGTCCGTTCGCCGCCGGTCCCGCCGCCGGCGCGCAGGCGACCGTCCTCGCCGCCGGCGCGGCGTTCGACACCGGGGCTTGGAACCTTCCGCGCGATATGATCGCCGCGGTCCACGCCGGCGAGATGGTCATTCCGTCGCGCGGCGGCGTCGCGGACGAATTCCGCTCGTTCATGAGCGAGGGCGGCTTTAATCGCGCCGGAACCGCCGGCGTCGGCGCGCCCGCCGGCGGCAACAAGAGCGTCTCGGTCAATCCAGCCGTCCATTTCAACGTCTCCGCGATCGACGGCCAGAGCGCCGCCTCGTTCTTCCAATCGAACCACAAGGCGATGATGAGCGCGGTCGATCGCGCGGTCCGCCACGGCTCGGCGCTCGGCTTGCGCGCCTTCAATAGATGACGGACGCGCCGCTCTTTCCCAGCCTCAAGGGACAGGGTTGGTCGGTTCACAAAAAGCCGCGGTTCGATACGCGCATCGCGGCGCACGCAACCGGACGCGAGGCGCGCTCGAACAAGTATGCGACGCCGATGTGGGATTTCGAGCTAACCTTCGACGGGCTCGATATGACCGTAGGCGGCGACTACGGCGGCCTTGGCGCGGAGAGCATGCAAACCCTCGCCGGCTTCTTCCTACAGTGCCAAGGGCGCGCTAATCCGTTCGTCTACGTCGACCCAAGCGATTGTCTCGTGACTAACGGCTATGTCGGGACCGGCGACGGCGTGACCACCGCCTTCGCCTTCACTCGGCCGATGGGCGCGTTCGCCGAGCCGGTCGGCGCGCTGGTCTCGGTCACCGGCGTCTATCTCAACGGCGCGCCGATCTTCGGCTTCATCGTCACCCAGCCCAACCTCATCACCTTCGGCACACCGGTTCCCGCCGGCGGCGTCATTACCGCCAGCTTCAAGTTCGGCTTTCCCTGCCGGTTCACCGAGGACGTCGAGGACTTCGAAGAGTTCATGGCGATGCTCTCGGGGGTCAAGACCCTGACCTTCCAGAGCGTGCGCGACATTGTTCCGCTTGAGATCGCGGCGCTTCGCACTCTCGTCTTTGAAGGCTTCCTCTCCGACGAGTTCTGCGCTCCGGCCGACTGGAACAACAATTACAACCGCGTCATCGCGATTGGCGGCGGCGCCAGCGGCGGCGGGCCTGGAACCGGCGGCGGCGGCGGCGCCTTCACCTATCGCGACAACGTCCAGCTGAACCCGGGCCAATGCGTGCCGATTTACGTCGGCGATGGCGGCGCGGGCGGCATCGGCGGCGCCTGGGGCACGCCCGGCGGCGCGACTTCGTTCCGCAATCCCGGCGATCCCGACTACATTTATGCACAGAATGGCGGCAGGTCCGGTGGCGTTCCGGATGCGTCCTACGGCGGCACCGCAAGCCTGTGCATTCCGGCAGCCAACGCATTTAGCGGCGGCAACGGCATCGCCGACGTCAACCCGCTTGCCGCAGGTTCGAACGGCGGCGGCGGCGCGGCCGGTCCGTTCGGACAGGGCGGCAATGGCGGCTCGTCCGGCTATGGAGCGGGCAGCAATCAGGCGGGCGCCGGCGGCGGCGGCGCTGACGGCGGCGGGAATGCCGCCAATAGCACTTACGCCTACGGCAGCCCAGGCGGCGCGGCGCGCGATGGGACGGGTGCGGGAACGGCGGGCCTCATCACCGGCGTCGGCCATCCAGGTCAGGCGGGCGGGCCGGGCTCGAACGGCGGCGGCGGCGGCGGCGGCGCTGCCGGCTACTCTCCTTACGGCGGTCCTGGAGGCGCCGGCTCGACCGAGCCGCTGTGGTTCTTCGACGGTGTCTGGTATGGCCCCGGCTCTGGCGGCGGTGGCGGCGGCGGCTTCGGCTCTCTGTTCAGCACCCCAACCGGCGCCCCGGGCGGCGACGGCGCCAAGTTCGGCGGCGGCGGCGGCGGCGGCTTCCCCAGCGGCAAGGGCGGCAAGGGCGGCCTAATCATCATCTACCTCGCACTGGAGACTTCATGATGAGCCTCAAGACAACCGCGGCTTCGGTCCTCGCGCTCGCGCTCGCGCTCGCGCCGCTTCCCGCGCTGGCGGTCGGCGGCAAGGGAACCGCTTACGCCAATTCCCTGCTCAAGCTGAACCTTCAGGCCGTCGGCATTCCCAGCATCGCCGACAACACCGCGACCGGGCCGGCGACCGTGCTATGCGTCGCCTTGCACACCGCCGATCCCGGCGCGGGTGGAACGCAATCGACCAACGAAGCCGCCTATCCCGGCTATGCCCGGCTCTCGGTGCCGCGCACCACCGCGGGCTGGGTTGTCACCGGCGCATCCGCCAACCCTGCAAACAACCTGACCTTCAATGCCGCCACCAGCGGTACCGAAACCGAGAACTGGTTCTCGATCGCCGTCCCGACCCTCGGGAGCACCTGTACCGGCGCGCTAGTCATCATGTACCGCGGCTCGATCACGCCGGCGCTGACCGTCACCGGCGGCGTCTCGCCGCAGCTGACGACCGGCACCGTTATCAACGAACAGTGAGCGCGCTGCGATGGCGTGGAACTTCGGCGACAGCTTCGACCTGTACGCGGCTTCCGCCGACATGATCAACGGCTACTGGGATAGTCAAGTCACGCCCGCCAACCAGTTTTTGCAAGCGGGACGGTTCGCGGGAAGTCGGGCTTTAGTGTTGGCTGGCGCTAGTTCCCTCGTCAAATCGTCGGGCGTCAATGACCCGGTGCACCATTTTGTCGTCTCGTTCCAGCAAACGGCGGCGATCAGCGGCTCTTCGCTCGGCAATTATTTCACTCTTTTCGACGGCGCGACGGCGCAATGCTCGATTGTGTTTCGTTCGGACGGCGCGATTTTGCTGCAATCGGGCGCAGTTGGCGGAACAACGCTGGCGACTTACACTGGCGCGTTTCCGCTAGTTTCGACTTGGTATGCCTTCGAGTTCGAAATCGTCATCAACAACACGACCGGCAGCATCGCCATTCGTAAGAACGGCAACACAGTCAACGACTTCTTTCTTGGAAGCCTCAACACTCGCCCGACCTCGACCAACAACTACGCCAACAAGCTTCAGATCGGGCAGAACACCCTCGTCAACGCTCAAGCGTTTGACGATCTATTCTGGCAGAGCGGCGCGGCGACGGGGGCGTGGCTGGGCGATCTGCGCTGCTACACGCGGATGCCTGCGAGCAACCAGAGCGTCCAATTCACACCCGCGCCCTACACACAGACGCCGTTCGCCGCGTTTTCCGGCGGAGTAGACTTCACCGCCGGGCAGGGATGGTACATGCCGTTTACGGCGGCCTACCCGGGAACCATCGCCACGGCGACGATGACGGTCTATGTCGCCTTCACCGGCAACGTCAAATGCGCGCTTTACAATCAAGCGGCTGGCGGGCTTCCCGGCACGGTGATCGCATCGGCGACGCCGATCAGCAATCCCGCTGCCGGCAACGCGGTCTTCACCTTCCCGACCCCGCCGTCGATCGTCAACGGCGTCCATTACTGGCTGGGGTTCTGCTGCGACACTACAACATCGGGAAGCAGCCTGGGCGCTCGCAATCAGGTCGGCCAGAGCAGCTTGCAGGTCAGCGGCACCTACGCGGCATTCCCTCCAGCCAACCCGACCGGCTCCAACACTTCGGTCCCGATCCTTTTCTCCGTCATCATCACCCCGCAGAATTGGTCAGAGGTGAGCGAGGCGCAGCAGGACGGCCTGACCACCTATGTCTACGACAGCAACCCCGGTGACGCCGATTTCTACAACATCGCGTCCATCGCCTCGACCCCCGCCAGCGTGATCGCGGTGACGACGCGCGCTTATGCGCAGAAGTCCGACGCAGGGACGCGCACTGCCGCTGTGCAACTGAAGTCGAGCGCGACCACCGTCGCCTCGCCGACGCTGGTGCTGACCACTTCCGGATTTCAATGGGCGTGGCGGACAGACTTGACCGATCCAAACACCAGCGCGGCGTGGACGGCAGCGGCGGTTAGCGCAGCGCAGATCGGTCCAAAGCTGATCGCATGACCGCCATCACCTGGAACCCATCCGACAAGGACGCTCACCAAGCCCTGTCGGGCGGCAATTTGATCGCGACCAGCAGCGCTGGTTCCGGCACGGTCAATTCAGCAGTCAGGGCCACGCAGGCGGTTTCTGTTGCGGTCAAGACGTATTTCGAAATCACGTTCTCAAGCTCGGCATCGGCGCAATATTTTAGCGTCGGGGTGATGAACAGCGCCGCTGCTCTTAACGCCAATATCGGGGCGACTAACGGCATCAACTTCTGCAACAAGTTCAACGGCTCAACATCGGCTATCTATCTGAACGGGAGTGGGTCCGGAACTTATCCAGCGCTGACCAACGGGCAAGTTTTGCGGGTCGCGGTTGACCGCGCTAACAATAAAATCTGGTTTGCGATCAACGCCAACACGTGGTCGGGAAGCGCCGTCTGGATGGGCAGCGGCGGCACGACCGACGATCCAGGGACCGGCGTTGGCGGGGCGAACATCGCTTCGGTGACGGGAACCATCTTCCCGGCAATTTCCAGTGCCTGGACTGGCGATGTCGCCACTCTCAACGGCGGCACGGCCGGTTTTGCCTACGCCATTCCGACCGGGTTCACCCAGCTCGACACGCCGCCCGTCACCAACGCACAAGTCACTCAGGTCGGGCTCGAGGAATGGAGCAAGGCCAATCCGCTCGCGCAGGTCACCCAGGTCGCGCTCGAGGAGTGGGGGACGGTCGCGCTCGCCGTCGCCGGCGTTGGCGAGGCGGACGCTGCGGCTGTCGTCACCGGCGCCGGCGCGACCGTTACGCTTGCCGTTTCGGGCGTCGGCGAAGCAGACGCCGCCGCCGCCGCCGCCGGAGCGGGAGCGGCCATTCCGGTCGCGGCAGGCCGTGGAGAAGCGGATGCCGCCGCCGCCGTGACCGGCGCTGGCGCGGCGACGATCCCCGGGGTCGGCAGGGTTGACGCCGCCGCCGTCGTTACCGGCGCGGGCGCGGCGATCCCGACCGTCACCGGCGTCGGCGAAGCGGACGCCGCGGCAATTGTCACCGGCGCTGGCTTCGCTGGCGCCATCGGCGCCGGCGAGGTCGACGCCTTCGCCGACGTTCGCGGCATGGGCGCGATTATCGCGCCGCCCAACTCGCTGCCGTTCCTTCCCGGCCTTGGCTGGAGCGTCCATCGCCGGCCGACGTTCGACACGATCGTCGCGCCGCATTCGTCCGGCGCAGAGGTCCGCCTGGCGCTGTGGCAAAACGCGCTGTGGGAGTTCGAGCTTTCCTATGACGCGCTCGCCTCGAACGCCGCCTATCCCGGCGTCTGGACCAATACCTTGCAGACGCTCATGGGCTTCTATCTCGCGCGCGGCGGAGCGCGAGGAACGTTCCTATTCATTGATCCGGACTTCAACTCGATGACCGGTCAGGGGATCGGCGCGGGCGACGGAACAACCGTCGCCTTCTCCTTCGTCCGGACCTTTGGCGGTCAGGTCGAGCCGGTCGGCTGGGTGACGAACGTCGCCGCGGTCTACCTCGCCGGCGCGCCCGTCACGACCGGATGGACGGTCAGCGGCAACACGATCACCTTCGCCTCGCCGCCGGCGAACGGCGTCGTCGTCTCGGCCGACTTTTCCTATGGCTTCGTCTGCCGCTTCCTTGAGGACACGATCGACTTCGAAGAGTTTATGGACAACCTCTGGCAGCTCAAGAGCCTCAAATTCCGTCAGGTGCGTTTGTGAAGCCGGCTTCCTATCCGCTCAAGACCTACCTCGACGCGGCGCGGCGGAGCGACGCGCCGTTGACCTTCGCCGACTGCTTCACCATCACGCTCGCGACTCTCGACGCCTTCCACCTAACCAACTACGACCAGAACATCGTCTGGAACGGCACCACCTTCGTCGCCAACTCGGCGCTAATCGACGGGCTCAAGTACAAATGCGCGACCGGCCTCGAGGTCGATAAGCAGCAGATCACGATCGCCGCCTATCCGACGACGACGATCAAGGGCGCGCCGTTCATGCAGGCGGTCGCGGATGGCGCGTTCGACGGTGCGCGCGTCCAGCGGTTTCGCGTCTTTCTCTCCAATTACCTGACCGGCGGCGTTGACGGCGTCTTGCTCTTTCAGGGCCGCGTCTCGACCGTCGATGCGGTCGGCCGGACGCAGGCCAAGATCACGGTCGCGAGCGATCTCGTCGTCCTCGAATACGATATGCCGCACAACCTGTTCTCGCCGACGTGCAGCCACGTCCTCTACGATCCCGGCTGCACCGTAAATAAGGGCTTGTTCACCTTCACCGGCAACGTCGGGGCCGGCTCGTCGCAATCGACGATCCTCTGGGCCGGAGCCAACGTCGGGATGCTGCAAGGCGCGCTATGGATGGAGACCGGTGTTAACGCCGGCATCCGGACGACGATCAAGGCGGTCGATGCCGGCGTCGCGCTCGGCCTGCTCTATCCGCTGCCGGAGGTTCCCGCCGCCGGCGATCTCTTCAACGCCTATTTCGGCTGCGACCACACGCAGGCGACGTGCGTCGCCAAGTTCAACAACGTCCAGCACTTCCGCGGCTTTCCGTTCGTTCCGCCGACCGAGCTGACGATATGAGGAGCGAGAGCCCGATGACGCGCATATGGGCGGAACGCAAGGCTGCGCCATGACTGCGGAGGAACAAGCGCAAAGAGAGGCGGTGGTTGCCGAAGCACGCACTTGGATACGAACAAAATGGGTTCACGCCGCCGACATCAAGGGCGCGGGCGTCGATTGCGCGATGCTGCTTGTCCGCGTCTATATCGACGTCGGCCTCGTCGCAAAGTTTGATCCGCGGCCCTATCCGCCGGACTGGTATCTCCACCGCTCCGGCGAGCGGTTCCTTGGCTTCCTGTTGGACCGCTCGCATCAGGTCGAAAAACCGGAAGTCGGCGATGTCGCGATGCTGCGCGTCGGCCGCGCCTTCGCCCATGGCGGAATCGTCTCGCGGGTCGCGCCGCTCACCATTATCCATTCGTTCCGTCCGCTCGGCTCCGTCGTCGAGGAGGAGGCGGCGCGCAACCGCCTGCTCGAATTCGACGAGGCGCTCTTCGCTTCATTCTGGGAGTGACGCGATGGGCTCGCTGATGGGGAAGGGCAAGAAGAACATCAAGCCGGACTATACCGGCTTGCAATTGCAGACCGCGGTCGCGACCTTGCCGATTCCGCTCCTTTGGGGCCGGCAGAAGCTCACCGGAAATTTGATCTGGTACAATGGCTTTACGGCGTTCAAGGTCAAGCCGCATGGCAAGGGCGGCGGCAAGGGCGGCATTCTTGGCGGCGGTAGCAGCCAGACAGAGACCGACTATCGCGCCGACATCATCCTCGCGTTGTGCGAGGGCCCGATTAGCGGCATCGGCTTTACGTGGCAGAACCAGAGCCTATTCGCCTACCAATATCTGATGTTTAATCTGTTCTTCGGCGGCGGCGGCCCGGCGGGTGAGCAAGATATCTGGCAATGGCTGACGTGGTGGTATCCCTCGCAGGCGCTCCATTACGCCGGAACCGCCTATATGGCGGCGGCGTGGTACCAGATGGGCGCGACGCCGACGATCGGCAACTTGAGTTTTGAGGTTGTCGGCCAAATGTCCGGCTCCGGCGCGAACGGCGTCGATGCGGACCCTGCCTTGGTCATCTTCGACTTTCTAACCAATGCGCGCTATGGCGCGGGCTTCGATCCCAACTCGATCGACGGGACGACGCTATTCGGCCCCGGCGGCGACGCGAGCTTGCAGACTTATTGCAAATCGCTCGGCATCGCGATGTCGCCCTTGATCTCGTCGCAAGAGGCGGCGTCGAGCATCCTCAACCGCTGGCTGCAGATCTGCAATTGCTCCGCCGTTTGGACCGGCGGGCAATTGAAGTTCATTCCCTACGGCGATACCGAGGTCATTGCCGGCTCGACCCAGACCTTTACCAGAAACTTCTCGATCCCCTACGTCGTTCCGCCGGGCAGCGGCACCACCTATCAATTGCCGGCGACGATTACCGTCTCCTCGCCGGCGGACTTCGTCTCGGACGGCGGCGTCGTCTATGCCGAGAGCGGCATTCCGCTGATCTACATCGGCATCTTTACGATCACCTTTACTAACTTCACCTTGTTTCCCGGCACCTACGGCATGACGCAGCTCGGCACTTACGTCTTCGCCGAGGGCGACGAAGGCAAGCCGGTAACGATGACGTACACGGTCAAGGCCTCGACCGGCTTCGCGCCGTTGCTCACGCCGATCTACGATCTCGTCGACAGCGACTATATCGCCGACAAGGACAAGGACCCGGTCAACGTCGAGCGGGTCGACGTCTTCTCGCTGCCGGCGATCCAACGCATCGAGGTCACTAGCCGCTCGAATTCCTATTCGGTAACGCCGGTCGAGGCGCGCGACCAAGCGCAAGTCGAGATGTACGGTCCGCGGGTCGGCCCGACCGTCACCGCGCACGAGATCTGCGACGAGTTTACGATCGGGCCGGTCGTCGCGCAGTTAATCCTTCAGCGCGGCCTCTATGTCCGCGCCAAGTACACCTTCAAGCTCTCTTGGGAATTCTGCCTGCTCGATCCGATGGACGTCATTACGATCACCGACGACGCGCTCGGCCTTGAGCAAAAGAGCGTCAGGATCGTGTCGATCGAGGAGGACGACAACGGCCTCTTGACCGTCGTCGCGGAGGAGCTTGTCTCCGGCATTGGAACACCGGCGGCGAACCCAAGCTCCGGCAATCTCGGTCCGCAGCACAATTTCTCGCAGACCGCGATCTCGGTTAATCCGCCGGTTCTCTACCAGCCGCCGACCTCGCTAACCGGCGGCACCGCGCAGATCTGGGCTGGCGCGTCGCCGCAGGCGGCGGGCGCGAGCACGCAATGGGGTGGCTGTAATATCTACGCCTCGCTCGACGGAACGACCTACGCGCAAGTCTCGACGATCACCAAGCCGGTTAGTCAGGGCGTGCTCTCCGCCTATCTGCCGATCGCGATCGCCGGCACGGATCCGACCGATACGCTCTCCGTCGATCTGACGATGAGCTCAGGAACGCTGACCGGAACGGATTCGACGTCCGCCTCGCTTGGCGGCGTGACGCGATCGCTCGTCGATAACGAGTTAATCTCGTTCACCAACGCGATCCTGACCGCGACTAGCAAATACAACCTGACCGGGCTTTACCGCGGCTTGAGCGGAACGTCGCCGGCGGCGCACTCGACCGGCGCGCCCTTCGCGCATCTCGATGACGCGATCGTCACCTATGACATTCCGGCCGGTATTACTGGGCAGACTATCTATTTCAAATTCCAGAGCTTCAACGCCTTTGGCGGCGGCGAGCAGCAGCTCTCCGACTGCGCGGTCTTCACGATTGTCGTCGGGACCGCCGGAACGGCCCATCCAATCGCGATCCAGCTTCAGACCGGATCGCCGGTCGATCTCGGCGCGGTTATCGACGCGCCGGCGATCTCTGACGACTTCGGCGCGGTCACTAGCCCGGTCGGCATTACGATCGACCTCGGCAACTTTGGCGTTGTTCCGCATCCGATCGCGGTCGAGCTGGCGACCGGCAGGCCGGTCGATTTCGGACCGGTCGCCAACATCGTCACTGTCAGCGACGACTTCGGCGCTATCCTCGACGCGCCGATCCACACCACCGACCTCGGGACCGTTCCGTGATCTGGCAAGCTATCATCGTCGGCATATGCCTATTGAACATTGCGCTTGCCATCCGCGCCTTCCTCGCGCCCTACGACTAAGGAACCCAGATGAGCGAGCAGCTACAACTAAGGCGCGGCACCGCGGCGCAGATTATCGCCAATACGCCGGCGCAGGGCGAGGTCTGGGTCGACACCGACGATTTCCGCCTCGTCGTCGGCGACGGCTCGACCGCCGGCGGCTATCCCGTTCCCAAGATGAGCGAAATGGGATCGCTGATGGTCGTCGCCAAGGCGGTCAACGCCAATCTGGTCGCCGATACCCCGCTCGTCATCGACTTGCCGGATACCGTTACCCGCTACCGCATCACCCGCGTTACTGCGCTCGCGCCGTCGATCTCGCTTACGACGGCTCAAGCGGCGCTCTACAACGCGAGCGGCGGAACCGGCGTCGCCATCTGCGCGCCGCAGGCGCTCGCCGGCCTGACGACCAACGCGGCGGCGACGGCGGGCAACGCCATCGACCTGGCGCTCGCCTTGGCGGCGGCGACCTTCTTTATCGCCACGACGCTCTATTTCCGGATTACGACGCCCCAAGGCTCCGCGGCGACGCTCGACGTCATCCTCCACATCCAGCCATACGACTGACGAGAGCGGGCCTAGGACGCTGGTTTCGCGTCCGCGGCTATCAATTCCCCTGCCGGACGCAAGATCACCGCCGGCGAGCTTCTCTCGCCGATCTCGAGGACGCTCCCATGCCGCAAGACGAAGCCGCCGCCAAGATCGAAGCCCTTCTCGCGAGCAAGAGCGATCTCGATCGCCGCAACGCCGAGACGCTCAATATGGGATCTTACGAGCGATGGACCGCCGACGCGCTGGAGGCGCTGCTTAAGACCGTCGCTGACCAGCAGGCGCGGGCGCTGTCACCCGCTGCGCCGGCCTGATCGCGCTCTCGCCGCGCGAGCGCGAATGCCTGCTGTGGGTCGCGCGCGGCAAGACCTACACCGAGATTGCGGCTATCCTCGGGATCTCGTTTGGAACGGTCAAAACCAATCTCGACTGCGCCCGCTTCAAGCTCAATTGCGCCACCATGCCGCAAGCGACCGCAGCCGCGGTTGCTCAGGGCATCCTGACCAGCAATGACCTCGGAGGCCGAACGTGACCCCTAATGAATGGGAAGCCGTGCTGCGCAAGATCGCGCCGCACGGCAAGGCCGAGATTATTGAGGGCTTCGCGGCGGAGCTGCCGCGCCTGACGGCAAAATATCATATCGACACGCCGCAGCGGCAGGCGCACTACCTCGCCCAGGTCGCGCACGAGAGCGACCACTTACAGACCATGGAGGAGTACGCCAGCGGCTCGGCTTACGAGGGTCGCAAGGATCTCGGCAACGTCGTCAAGGGCGACGGCCGCCGGTTCAAAGGCCGCGGCCTCATCCAACTGACCGGACGTTACAACTATACCGCCGCGTCGAAGGCGTTCGACTATGACTTCGTTACTCAGCCGGCGGACGCCGGCAAGATGCCATGGGCGGCGGAGATCGCTGCTTGGTACTGGTCGACGCACCGGCTCAACAAGCATGCCGACAAGGACGATGTCCGCGCCGCGACTAAGGCGATTAACGGCGGACTGAACGGCCTTGGCAGCCGGATCGCGTATCTCGACCGCGCCAAGACCGCGCTCGCATGACCGAGGAGCCGCCGCCGATGGGTGTTCTTGAAGAAGGCGTCAAGACCGCCGGCGGAATCGTTGACGCGCTACGAACGCAGCCATTGGCGCTCGCAATGGGCTTGATGAACATCGCCCTATTGCTCTTTCTTTTCTACTATCTGAGCCGGATTACCTCGCGCACCGAGACGACCGTCGCCGCGCTCTTTACCGCCAATGACAAGCTCTACACGCAGTGGGCGGACATCATCAAAGACACGAACGCGCTCGTCGAGAAGTCGACCCATTGCATCCTGCCGGAGGACGCGCTCCGGCTAATGCAGAACGGACGTCCTCCTTCTCCGCCGCCCTAAAAGAAGCTTTGTCGGGTTCTTCCACAGCGATCCCCCGTCCGGCTCCGCGCCGGTCGGGGGTCCTTTTTTTTGCCTTCGTCATAGCGGATCGATGTTCTCCTCCATTGCGAGGTCGAGCCAGCGGACGATCGCGCGCCTCGACGTCAAGCCGTCAACGCTCTCGCGAAGCTTGTCGAGCCCCGGGTCCGCCGCCCACGGTCCGGCGATCCACTGCCGGAAATAGGCGCGGAGCGCGGCGATCTGTCCGTCGTCGAGCGGATCGCCGCGGAGGTACGCCTCGACCGCCGGACGGAGAACGCCGCTCGTCTCGTTCATCCAGTAGCCGGGAGCGGCGGTCATTGGTCGTCGAGTCACCAAGCTAGCGCGACTCCATCACCAGATTGATGACCTCGCCGCCGAGCGCCGCCGCCGTCTCGCCGAGGCTATGGGCCTTGGTGCTCAGATTGCTTTCGACCTCGTGCCATTGCCTATCGTCAGAGAGCGCCGGCGGAAAAATGACCGCGCCGCGCTGATTGTCCCAGCGCACCAACCCGACGATATTTTCCTCCGCGCGCCGCTCAAGGTAGCGACGCAGCGCCGGATCGCGGTGCGCGTCGGCAAAGCTTGGATCGACCCAGATCTGCACCGCCTGGATGGCCTCCCGCGCGCCAGTCTCGTTATTCAACATCGTAATGTGATCTGGTATGACGTCGAGGACGTAGTGCGAGCGATCAGGACGCGAGAGATCCGCGGTGTCGTTGTTGACCAGCCAGCGGCACGTCCAGAGCGCGCATTCGTGCGGCATTCCCGCCTTGTGATAGACGAGGCAACCCTTGCCGGTCTTCTGGTAACGACAGCGCACGCCCGCGCCTTTGCCGAGCGAATTGACCGGAAGAAGCTTGCAGCACAGCTGGCAGTCGCCGCACTGTCTCATTCGTGGCTCGCCGGCAAAGACCATTCTGACGCGCGGATCAACCAATCGATAGCGCGCCGGCCATATGGGTTCAGATGTATCGCCGCAAAGAGTTTGAAGCGCCGGGCCTCGCGGCGTGAGCAAAATTGCATCGTGATCTGGCCTCGGCCGTTGGAAAGATGCCGTATAGGCCCCTTCTCAATAGGCCCGCGTGGACACAGCCAGATCAAAACTCGACGGGCGGCCCGCCTCTTGAGGTTTCTCACTTTATCGGTTGCCCCGCCGGCTTATTTAAGTGGGTTGCGGCCGGCTTGAGTCGTCCTGGTGAATGCCCATCCGAACCTCAATCTCATGAATGTGCGTCCACACCCGTTCAATCGAGGAGGTTTGGTCAACCCGCCTCTCGATCGCCTCGATGTGCTGCCGCATCAAATCGAGCGCTTCGAGGACGGGCGCTTGCGCTTGCTGGTTGCTCTTGGCGAGTCCATCCTCGAGCCTCTCGATCCGCCGCTCCGTTCGATCGCTCTGGAGCCTTATCTCCGTTCGAAACTCGTCCAGCTTCGTAATGTTGGCGCGGATGCCTTTGTCGGCTCCGCGGATAGCTTGGTCGAACCTCAAGATGACGTAAATCAGCGCCGCCGTATTGGTGATAATAGCGATCGTCTGGATCCCGTCGATCCATGCTTCCACGACATCTACATTCAATATCACGCGTAAGCCCCCCTCCAATTGTCATAATCTTTGTTGGAGAAAGGTGGTCGGAGTGGCGTGATTTGAACACGCGACCTCATCGTCCCGAACGACGCGCGCTAACCAGGCTGCGCTACACTCCGACAGCGCCCTCTTTTGGAAGGCGCGAAACTCCTATTTGACCCATTCCGTTGCACAATCCGTTGCACCACTATTTGTCTGGGATTGCTAAGATCTTGAAATATTGGTCTAAATAATAGGATTAGAACCTTCGATCTTATCGTCCCGAACGAAGCGGTCTAAGGCTCACGCGTTGATATTATTGACGTTTTTCGTTGCGTTTAGCTCAAATTGTCCCCGTTTGTTCCTCTCATTGCGTTGCATGCGTTGCACCAGGTCCTCTTTGCGTTGCACAAAGAAGTTGGTCCGCGAATTGCTCAACTAGGTCTTGGTCGTCGCGCGAACAGCCAATCGAGATTTGACGTCCGCCGTCCAACTCAACCACGACCCATACTTCATGGTTCGGGCGCAACGGCCGACCGGACAAATATTCGGCGAGTTTCTTTTCCGCGCCCGACCGGTCATCAGCGCGATAGCCAGTCGAGATATGACGGCCTCCGTCTAGGATGTACCAGAATTTGTTTCCGCGAACGTCGCGAAGCCATAGCCGAGGAGGTTTCTTTGGATTCATGGCCGCCGCTCTGGTGATGGCGTGGGCGCCTGGGTAGGCTGCCCCTGTGGCGTCAGGTAGATGACGACCGGAGGCGGGGGCGGGGTCGAGCCGATCTTGTAGCCGAGCAGCCCGAACACGGCGGCGAAGATCGCCGCCATCGCGCCTAGAAGTACCGCAAGGTTGCGCGGCGTTTCCCAAAACGTCTGTTTGCGTCTGAGATCAATATCCATTTTGAGAAGCTCCTGTTTTAGTGCCGTTTCTTTCTTCAGCGGTCATTCGACTGGCCCTGCAGGGCGAAAGTGGACCCGCCGACCGTTGCCACGCGGTCTCGGCGGGCCCAGTCTAATGTGGCGTTTATCGTTCAGTGATCTTGAGCCCATCGTCTTAATCGCGAATGTGACCCCTCCGGCGCAGATCCCCTACGCCGAAGCTCTTTCCACCCGTTATATCCGCCCCTTTCTGGTAATGGCGTTGGCGACCGCCTTGTGCTGATCGGGGCAGTGGTGCCCGTAGACGTCATTGATGACCTTCGGCGAGACGCCGAAGAAGTCGCTGACCTCCCAGATCGGCGCTCCGTTTTGGAGCGACCAAGAGATCGCCGTATGGCGCAAAGTATGCGGCGTCACCTTCCCACCAAGTCCAGCCTCGACGACGCTCCGGGCAAACGCCTTCTTGACGCTAAGAACCGGCTCACCGTTGAATTCGACAACCGCCTTCGTCGAGATGCCGCGCCGCTTCCATCGGCGTATGTGGGCGAGAAGGCGATCCGGTAGCCGGACAGGCGGCTGGCGCTTGTTCGTCTCCGCCGTACCCGGCGCGCGGCGATAGAGGACGCCCTGATCGAGATCGACGTAGCCGCGGCCGATCGCGGGGCCCATAGCGGCCCCGCAGACGGCCGCCGAGCGAGTTCCGGTATAGATTGCGACCAAGATAAAGCGAGCGACGTGCTGGCGGCTCCTACGGCCCGTAGCGTGGCCTTTCTGGACTTCGCGGTAGCGCCACGCCGCTCGAATAAGACCGGCCGCCTCCGAACGGGTCAGCCATCGTTCGCGGGGCGCCGCCTTCGCCGGCAGTTCGATATCGCGGCGAAAGTCAAGATCGAGAATTCTCTCGTCGTATGCGTAGCCAAGCGCGGCGCGCAAGTCTTCAAGCTCGCGTCTTGCGGATTGCTCGCTGCCGCGGTGTATGGCGTAGTCCCGGCAAAGGCGCTTGTTGAGCGCGGTGACCGATTTTGTCCCGAAGAAGCCAAGCAGCGAAGTAACCCGCAGTCCAAGCTCATACGGTCGAGCAATCTTGGCGCCTCGATCTTGCTGGTAGATATTTAAGACTTCGGCGATCGAGATGGCAGCGGGGTCACGACCGCTGTCGCGGTTCGGCTTGACGTGGGCCGTGATATATTCCGCGAGCTTTTCTTGAGCCCCCGCGCGGTCATCAGCGCCGCAGCCAGTTGTGATCTGGCGTCCGTTGTCGAGGATGTACCAGATTTTGTTTCCGCGGACGTCCCTAAGCCAAAGGCGGGCGGGCTTGGCAGTATTCGACATAATCCCCTCATCTCCTCCACGCTCGCGAGCGTGGTGTATTGCTTTCCCGCGATCGTCTCGACCGCTAACCGGCCCTTTGCAATTTCCCGGCGGAGACCGCTCGCGGTCATTGACCCATCGGGAAAAGCCAGTCTTGCGGCGATGTCGAGCCTAAGCGGAGTATCCGGCGCGACGCTGGTCGGATCGACCATTCGAGCTTTGGTCATTATTCGGTTTCCTAGGAAAGATGCAAGTTTTGCTTTCAGCGGCTCTGTGGTATGATCCGGCTCAGCCGTGCCAGGGCTCCGATCCCTCGGCTTCGGTCAGGGCTGGTCGGGCGTTGTCAGCGCCCGATCGGCCCGCCTCAATCTCGATCATAGCAACCGCTCCGTCTTCGTCTCCTCGGTGACTAGCCGCGTGTAGTCGTCAACGATCGCCGCCATCGCCGCGATCTCGTGGTCGATTTTCTCCTGTGTCTGTAAGCCGCTCTTGACCCGCTTGGGATAGACGCTCCGGCGGAGCGCAAGCTCGCGTTGCGCGCACTTGAGCTTGTCGAGATTGCTGATCGGCGCGGTCAATTTCCTTCTCCATCGGCGGCGGCTTCGCCGCGCTTGCGGCCATGGTTGAGTCTCTTTGCAAGCCCCAGCTCACGCGCCTTGTAGACTACCGTTGGGTAGCCAACGCCGATCCGTTCGGCGCAGTAATAGAGAGGCACGCCCTCGGCCCGCAGTCGGTGGAGCGCCGCTACCATCTCCGGGGTCCAGCGAACTGTCATAGCCGTCCACGTAGCCGCGCGATCTCCGCGGCCTTAACGGCGAGTTGGGTATGCGCGGCGCGTCTCACGCTATCGCTCCCGCCGTTATTATCCGCGCATCCGTTCGATCTCGGCGGCCATCTGCTTGAGCTTGCGGGTATGGCCGACCGTCATCACCGCCTGCTCGTCGCCGTTCAGGTCGTCGTCGAGCCAGCGGTCGAGCGCGACGGTTCCTTGTTCGCGCGCGATCCTCTCGCCGGTCCGTATGAGATCTTGAAGGAGCGCAACGCGGTCGAGCGTTCCGTTGTCGTCCGGTGGACTATCGTCCGGCGGCGGCGGTTCGGCGCGACTGCGCGAAGAGGACGCGGAGCGGTTCGTCTCGGCTGTTTGGGCGCTCGATAGCGAAGGGGAAGGACCCTCGCTCCTTTCGTTACGAGGGGAGGAGCCCCGGCGCCCCGCGTCTCTCGCGCCAACAGGGGAACTGCTTCCGCCTGCCGGCGTTTCGGGCAACCGCTCACCCGAAATCTGTTCGATGATTTCGCCTGTCTCGACGTCGTGCGGCGGTATGTCCTCGATTCCGACGAGCGCGTCGATGCGGTCAGAGAGCGACTTCGGTCGAGGTCCGGCGACGACTTTATCACTCGCGCTCTTAAGATCATATAACTCGTCGTCGCGGCGAAGAAGATCGTCGAGGTCGGTGCTCATCGGAAGCACCTTGGAGTGCCGGCGCGCGACGGTTTTCTTCGCCGCCTCGTCGTAGGACTTGACCCACATAGGCGAGAAGTTTCCGTCCCGGTCGCGCTTCGAATAGGTATCGCGCACGCAGTCGATATCGAACCGCGACATCACGTCTCGGCTCTTCTCGCCGGTCTTCAGGACCGCAATCGAATAGGCGAAGGTCAGCGGACCCGGATCTATGTGCGCGCGGAGCCGCTCGGCATATTGCTCGTCAGTCTCGGCGCCGCTCCGTTCGAGCGGCTTCGGCATATACGGCTTGTGCTTGATATAGGGATCGTCGCCCTCCTCATAGTCGAATTTGTCCTTGGCGTGGACGGCGTGGACGTCCCACGTCGCGATCGTCTCCGAATTGCGGACCTTCTTGCGAAGGCCGGCGATCATCGGCATCCAGACGACCTTGTCGATCCACTCCTTGCCGATCTTGGTCGAATAGATGACGAGCGCGCCCTCGCGACCGTCCGGCAGCAAGCCGTCTTGAGCGGCCTTCATGCACGAGGTCCAGAAGCTCGCTCGATCCGCGTTCTGGAGCTTCGGATTCATCTGAACCGCGGTCATCACGACGCGGACGTAACGCTCGACCGGAATATGCGCCGGCAAGGCCGCCCGAAATTGCGGCCGGCGCGCGCCTAACTCGGCGGCGATCGTTAGTGCCTTGGTCGGTTCGTTCATAGCTTGTCCTCACTTGATGGCGACGGCGCGATACGAGGTCGCCTTGACCTCATAGCCGGCGCGCTTGACGGTCTTTGCGGTTATCACTCGACCGTCTCCGAGTGTTCCTCTCGCGGCGTTGCCCAATAGGTGGATAATCTCCGCGTCGAGCGGCTTGCGCTGTTTGCCGGCGGCGTCGCCGGCGTTTTCGATCGCCTTGAGCCGTGTGCGCTCTTTGACTAGATCGAGCGCGCGCTCGTTGCCGGCGAGATCGACCTCGCCGCCGTCGTCGTCGGCGTAGATCCGTGCGATCGCCGCGGCGTCCTTTCCGTAGTCCGGCGGATAGGGACGCTTCTCAGCGACCCGCGCCCAGAATTCCTCGACCAGCGAACGGAGCTTGACTATTAGCTGCGGACGGAGCGGTATATCGACGACGTACATCTCGAGGCCGCCGTCGCCGAGCGCCATCGCCGCCGCCGCTGCCCACTTGCCGGACGTCAACGCCGCCTCGACGCTCGCTTGAACGGCGATCCAGAGCGGAACTTCGACCTCGCCCTCCTCGCCGCGCCAGCCCTTCTTGAACGCGAAATGACCGACTGTCTTTAACTGGACGACGCCGGAGCCGGCGATGTCCGGTCGCGAGGCGAGCGCGTCAGGAGACGCGCCGAGGCGCAGTATTGGATCGCGGTAGTAGAAAGGATGCGGCGCGATAATCCAGTCCGGCTTCTCCTCCTGCAGGAGTTGAAGCGCGATCGGCTCAAGAAGCCGTCCGCGCCGCATCGCCGGCGTCTCGATCCGGTCCTCGACGAGGAGGCCGCTCTTGAGCGCCCAGAGCTTGTAGGGCGTCATGTGCGGATGGACGCCTTCGCCGAAGAGCGCGGCGGCGACGGACGCGGTCACGTCCTGTTCACGCCGCTTGAGCCAGCTAGCGCGGTCGGTAATCGCGAAGCGCGCGATCTCAGACACCGGCCAACTCCATCAGTTTGGCGACGAAGGCCTGCGTCGCGTCGCGGGTTCGCTCGTCCAAGTCTTGCAACCGCGCGAACGAGACGCTGTCGTCGGCGTCGCGGCGCCAATAGTCGATCAAAGCGTGCTCGTGCGCGCGGTAGAGCGCGCCAAGCTCGGTCGCCATGAACCGCTTGTGCCGTTCAAGCTTGGCGAGCCATTCGGGATCGCTCATCCGCGCATCTCTTCCCACTGCTCGATCGTCTGCTTCATTCTCTCGTACCAAGTCCGCGCCTTGACCTCGTCGCGCGTGTTCAGGCTCGCCCAGTAGATCTTGCCGCGCTTCTCGATCTCGTAGCGCCAGATGCCGCGCTCGGAGCGGAAGAGGCGGACGAGGCGGAACGGCGGCGCGCTATTCTTCACACCCGCAGCCCCTAGCCGAGGTCGAGATTGGCGAGCGCCTCCTTGGCGCTGTCGATCGACGTTACCGCCTCCTCAAGCGCGGAGGCGGCTTCCTCGAGCGCGGTCGCGAGTGCTTGGCCCTTCTCGCTTTCTTGCGCCTTCTCGCCCTTGGATTCGAAAGCTTCGCGCTCCTCGCCGGCGACCTCGCGGATGCTCGATGCGAGATCCTCAAGCGAAACTTCCTCCAGCGCAGAGATCGCGTCGCCAATCGTCTTTTTCTGTTTCGCGTTCATGTAACTTCCTCCCCGATCCCGACGAGTCCGCCGCGCGCGATCCAAGCGTCGTAATCGGCGCGGCTTCCCCAGCAGGCGGCCGGCAGCGACCGGAGCATCAAGAGCGCATAGCTCGGCAGGATCTCCGCGTTCTCGTCGTCGGCGCGCCGCGCCGCCTCGATCAGGTCATTTTGGAAGATCGCGCGGAGAAAGTATCCCGGCTCGATGCCGCGCTCGACGTAGCGGACAATACCCGGGCGCATCCGCTCCGGAACGTCGAGCCAATTGACCTTGTCGAACCATGACATCAGTGCTTGCTCTCACCGGGAAGGAGATCGTCGAACCGACTGACGGTGAAGCCGGGAAGCATCGGCAGCGGTTCGAGATCGACGCATCGGCCGCTTCTTTTGTCGCGGACCATCGCCCAGCTTGCGTGCTTGGTTTCGAAGCCGTTGGTCGCCATCGCGACGATAACCTCTTGCCGGTTTGGATCGTCGCGCGGAAGCACGCCGGTTTCCTCGTTCCAAGTCACCGGCTGTTTCGTCATCCAGGCCTCGGTGAGGAAGCTATAGGCGAGCGCGCCGCCGTGCTTCTTCATCTCTTCGCGGGCGTAGCGGACCGCCTTGAGCTTCTCGTCGTTGTTCTGCCACGGCATCTGGAGGACATGGATCTGGTCCGGATAGACGATCACAAACGACGACATTAGGTCTTCGCCCAAGCCGATCAGCACAAGCTTGGCGTGATCAAACGCGAGCTTGAGAAGGTCATCGATCTTCGTTGGCGGCGGCGTCTTCATAGGTTAGCCGCCTTGCGCGAGTGGCGGCTTGCCAAGCGCCGCGCGATCGGTGGCGCGCGTCTCCGGCGTCAGCGGCGGAGAGCAGAGCGGACAAAGCAACAGGTAAACGCCGTGTTCGCACGTCATCGGATAGCGCCGCTTCCGTCCATCGCGATCGAGTAGCTCCGGGCTCGGCGGCGGTTCACGGAGGCCGGAGCGCGGCGTCTGCGGCGCGGATCGCCGGCGCAAGATCGGGAATTTCATTGGTCGAGGATAGATAGGACGGTGGTGCAGATTGCCGCGGCGATTGCGTCTACGACCTCGTCCGACAATAGCGCCACCGCGGCGGCGAACTGGTCGGGCGCGTTGAGCGTGGTTTCGATAAGACTCTCGGCCTCGCGGCGCAGGCGGCGGCGCGTCTCTGGCGTCATCGGAAGATCGAGGAGGCTGAAGTCGAGAGCGTTACGTTGGGTGGAGAGCGTCACGGCGATTTGTCCTTCCGGTCCGCCCGGCGATGGTACGGCAAGCTCACTGTACGATGCAAGTTTTTCTTGCATCGCTGACAGAGCGTTCACTTGCGCTGAGGAATCAACCGCTTACGAGAACCCTAGCGAAAACTGTCCACAGCCACGCCTTTTGGGTAGCAAAAATTAATTTTTAACAACCGGCAATTGTCCGCGCGCGCACGGATTCACGTATCGCCGCGCGCAAATATCGTTCTCCCCACATCTGTTAAGGGGCTAAGTCCACGGTTGTAGTTTAGAATGCAACCGCCCGCGCGAGTGACCGCTGGACTTGCATGCGTTCGATGGATGCAATGAGGAAATTCGGCTGGCGCTCATAGATGACGATTGCGTGACAGAGTCCGTCATTGTGGTATCTTTTTTTGGCGCCGCGCGGTGCGCGACGTGAGCGAAACGGAAAGGAAAAACCGTGGCTCATCTCGCCGACGTTGGTTTGCCGGATGTCCTACTCGCTATCGTTGCAGAATTGCGCGTGCTAGAGCGGCGGCTACACGATTCGTCAGATCCTCGTCGCGGCCGGCTGCTTGTTGCTCAGATTGCGGCCGGCGAGCAGCTCCTATCACAGCTCGCGCAAGGAAC